GCACCGGAACACCACCGCGCTCTGAGCGTCCACCGCCTCGACCTCGACGGGCTCGGCCTCGTCCACGCCCCGCAGGAACTCGACCACGAAGCCGGGGTCGAGCGCCACGCTCGCCGTCTGGCCCGCCTCGAGCAGCCCGCACGTCACGCTTGACTGACCCGCCTCGGCACTCTGCGCCGTCAGGTGGATGCCGTTCTCCACGAACGCGAACGTCACGCCCTTCGACTGCTCACTCGTCACGATGGCCGCCTGCCGCGTCGCCGCCAGGAGCTCGGCCCCGTTCACGAGCGTGGCCTTCGCATCCCGCTCGGGGATCACGTCACGCCACCGGGGGAAGCGTCCCTCGACGAGCCGGGCCGTCACCACCGTGCCGTCGATGGTCGCCACCACCTCGCTCGAGGTGGCCTCCAACTGCACCGCCCCCTCACTGTGCGAAGCGATGCTGCTGATGGTCAGGATCGCACGCGCCGGGATCAGCGTCGTGGAGTCGTCCACGGCCTGGTCCACCTCGATGCCGTAGGACGAGAGCCGCCGCCCGTCCGTGCCCACAAGCGTTACCGTGCCATCCTTCACCTCGACGAGCACCGCCCCGAGGGCGAACCGGCTCGAATCGGTGTCCGTGGCGTAGGCCACCGCCTTCACCGCCCGCACGAACTGATCGCACGGCACGCGGCAGATCGGCTTCACGGCGGTCGGCTCCCACCGTGGGAACTCAGCCGCATCCTCCGTGGGCAGCGTCCACGTCCCACCGCCCACGCTCACGGTGCAAGAGTTGCCGCTGGGGGCCAGCGCCACCTCGTCGCCCGAGGCGGCCCCGAGGATCGCCTGCAAGCGGGCGAACGGGAGCAGCAGGGGCGCGTCGGTGTACGGCACCTCGGCCGACACCTGAAGCTCGAGATCACTCGCCGTGATCCCGCCGTTGTGCAGGAGCACGTTGAGCAAGATCGGCTTCGGGCTTCGGCTTGGAACAGCGGCCCGCACCGCAGCCAGGGCCTTTCTCAGCGAGTCGATTGGCATGGCTATGCCAGAACTCTTGCGCTTCCTTGCGATAGTCGCGGTCATCTTTTGAATCCTTTCGAGTGAGAGAACAACCAACCACAAGACCCAGAGCGAACGTCAGGGCCTGGACGACAATGCCCGCCGAAACGAGCGTGAGTTGCGAGAGCGTCATGCGGCACCGCCCTTCTGGGCCATCATCGACTTGATGTAGACCGCCATCTGGTGGGCTTCGGCTTCGGTCTTCTCCAGCGTGGCGGCGTTTTTCACGAGCCGCGCGTGCAGCTCGCGGATCGTGTCGGCCGCCCACTCCAGCCGCAGCCGGGAGTCGTCGTCGATCGCGTCCAGCCATGCGGCCTGGGCGCACAGATCCGCCACGATCAGCGGAGCAGGGGCGGGGTGCGGGTTCTCACTCATCGACCACCTCCACGCTGCGGGCCTTGTTCGGGTTGCGGCGCAGGTAGCCCTTCTTTTCGAGGGCGTTCAGGTGGCACTGCACGCCGTTGGGCGAGGCGATGCCGTGGGCAGCTGCGATCTCTCGCACGGTCGGGGCCGCGAGACGCGAGTTCTCACGAATCCAGTCGAGAAGCTCGCGTTGGCGGGCGGTAAGGGGCGGTCGGGCTGTTGCGGTCATGCGATTCCTTTCGCTGTTGTTGTCGCCTTGGCCGCAAGCGCACGACGTGTACGCTCGAACGCCTCGGCAGCGGATCCCGTGAAAGCCTTGGGCGGTGGCGGTGCTTCTGCGAATTCGCGGCCCTGCTTGGCGGCACGCTTCGGGTTGTCCCACTTCCCGCCGAGAACTTCGTCAACGAATCCCGGCTTGCAGAATTGATTCAGCGTCACCGGGTCGCTGAAGTAGCGGCAGTTGGGCAAATGCTGGATCGCCTTGGTGGCGTGCTCCATCCACCCGCCCTCGGCCAAGGCAGCCTTGACTGTTTCGGATGGCCTGGAGGACCGCCACTTAACCCCTGCACCTGCGTTCCATGCCTGACGCAGGGCTGGCCATGACTCTTCCCATGCACACGCCTGTGCGGAAGAAGAAGTACCCTTCATGGACATGGACATGGGAGCATCTGCACTAGCAATGCGTTCGCATTGCTCAGGCATGTCCGGTGGTTTTCCCGGCTTCTCCTGGGCACCGCCTGACACGTCGCCAACGGCCCATCTGGTGGAGGCAGACTGACGAGCCCGCTCGCTCCGTTCGTGGGACTTTGACCGTTCGTGCTCCAGGCGGATGTTCCGGCGCTTGCCGTCTTTCCACACGGGAAACTTTTGCGAAACCAATTCCCAGCACTTGCCGATGCCCGGCGACATCAGTTCGAGGCGGGCAAGGTCGTCTGGCAACCCGGCCTGCTCCCACTGGATCGCCAACAAACTGATGTAGTGGCCGCGCTCCTCGGCTGTCCAACCGCCAGTAGCGGTCAGGAAGTCGCGGCCAAAGAATGGAAACCAAGATGACATTTGCTGCCCTAATAAACGCGGTCTTCAACCTCGACAGGTTCGGCATCGAAGCCGCAGGCGATTGATGCCTCAAGCAGAGCCTGGACGGAGCACGAATCGGACATCGAAAACCACTCGCCATGCGTTCTGTCTGCGGCGTTTTCTATGTGCGCAGTCCGCTCAATTCGGTCAGCGTCGAATCGGCACGCAATGCGCAGGAAAGCGATTAGGTACAGCCTGTTGGCGTTGCCGGTTTGGAGCTGCTTGATTCTTTTGCGCACGTCGTCGGCCGCGCCGATCTTCACGTTGCCGTGGCCGTCGCCAATCGCGTAGACGAAGCTGCACCCAGATCCGCCGGTAGGGACGTGCGCGTAACTGCCAACGCTTGCTTCACGCTCGGAACGACCAAGCGGGCAGTCCGGCGGAAATTCAACTCCGCACCCCTCATGGGTGGACGCATCCGCCCAGTCCTTCAGTTCGCGGAACAGCCATAGCCGCACGTTGTGCTGGGTCGATCCATTGCAAATCAAATTGCAGGCCGCAAGAACTCCATCCCAATACCCTCGCCTGTAGCCTCTCTCTGCGAGGTGCATTTCAGAGTCTGAGAGTTGTGGGATTTCCGAAGCCCGCTTGAGCAAAAGTGGCATCACGCACCTCCTTGAATCACTTCCAACCCCTTATCCGTCACGCGGCAAATCCGCTGCATCTCGCCCGCCTGGCTGCGGCGCTGCTCGCCCGTGTCTGCGATGTAGCCGTGCTCGAGGAGCTCGCCGCACCGCTTCCAGTAGCAGCACGACTTCTTCTCGCTCAGGCCCGAGAGATCGCCCGCCTGCTCGTTGGTGAGCGGGCCGTGCTCGACGTACTGGCGAAGCAGATCCCATCGCTGGGAGCCAGCCCGCACGCGCAGTTCCTTGGAGACGGCGCAGCGGATCGGGAGTTCGATCCTCGGCTCGGGCCGCGCCGCGAACAGCGGCAGGTCGCAGTTGTCGTCAATGAACACGCCCATTTCCTTGAGCCCTCCGTTTCCTTGATTTGGCCGCGTGACGTGCGGCATCCGGCCAAGTCACTCGCCGGGAGTTTTTTTGTTTGGGCGAGCCTTCGCTGCGGTGGATTCAGGCGTCTCCCGCTTCGCCACCGCTGCCCTCTTGCGGGCTTCCCCCTGCGGCTGGGGCTGTTTCTTCTTTCGCATCTGCGTCCAGCTGTCGTGCCACGGCATCGGTGTCTTCCTTCCAAGTTGCTGCGTCTTCGACCGTGTTCCTCGCTGCGAGCCATGCGCTCATCAGCTTGTTGGTCCATCTGCCGTCCCACTCCTCGCCATCCAAAGCGTCGATCAGCAGCACCAGGCGGGCGTGTATCCACGTGGCCTTCCTGGCAATCTGCGCGTCGGTCAGCATGGGCAGCGGGTCCGGCCCCCGACGGCCCGTAGGCTTCGGGGCGGCGCGTCGCCGCCGCTCGAAGACCTCGGGCTGCCGGGCCTCGAACTCGTTCCACTCGCCAGTGCTCGGCGGGTGGCCTTCGTTGATGCGTCGAGTCATCGGGCCTGCGCCTCCGCTTCGACCTCGGCGGCGTCGAAGTGCTCGGTGCCGTTGTCCTCGGCGTCGATATGGGTGATGCGGGCCACCTGCTGGCGGGCCTGCTGCACGTTGACGGCCACGTTCACGCTCGGCCGCATCCGGTCGGCCTCGTCGGGATCGACAATGCCCGAGAACCCGAAGGCGTAGCGGATCGCTTGAATGGCGGCCTTGTGCCGCAGCATGCGGGCGGGCCACTTCTTCCACGGGTCCGTGCCCTGGCGGCACTCAGCCAGGTACTCGGTGACCTCGACGGGGTGGCTGCGATCCTTGCGATGCACCTGGGCGGTGATCGCCACCAGCTGCCCGTCGTCACTCAGGCGATCCACGAACGTGATGCCGTCGTAGGCCGCGTGGCTGTTCGCCATCGTCATCCACCCGTCGATGCCGACGATGGGCTGGATGCCGCCGCCCCGCGTCGGGAAGGCGTAGATTTCCTTGGTCACCGGGTTCAGCCCGTACTCATTGGCCACGAGCAGGAACGCAGCGAACTGCTCCTTGGTCGCCTTGTCGCAGCCGCACGTCGCCCGCACCGTAGCCTCGAAGGCAGCGGGCTCCATGCCGAACTTCGTAGCCATCGAAAGCAGGATGCTCTTGCGGTCCTGCGTGTTTGCAATCTGCGTCGTCATTTGTGACGGTCCCTTTCTTTCCTTGGTGAAATCCCGCGTCCGCGTCCTGCCTCAGCGGGGCGATCCCTTCCGTGGCTTACCCGGTTCCACCGGGCTCCTTGTCTCAGTGCGTAATGTCGTGAACGCTCACGGCCAGCCATGCGCCGCCCACGTCCACCGTGAGGCGGTCGCCCTCGACCCACTCAACGCGGCCCTGCCACCGGCGGCCTGCCGTGCAGCCGCTCACGAAGTCGCCCTCGGCGGGCATGCTCACCGGGCTCGGCGTGTGGTCAGCCATCCCCGCCACGGCGGCGATGTACTCGTTCTGATGGGGGTCGGTACTGTACATGTGTTTACTGGCTCCTTTGAGGGTGGCGAAAATGTATTGATGCGTGAACTTCTGTCAAGCGGCATAGCGTCGGCGTTAGAACAAAATCAAAAAAAACTGGTGGCTGCGGTCAGGATCATGTCGATTGCGTCGTGGACGAAGCGGGCGAGCTGCGTGTCGTGGCCGAGGTCTTGGCCCAGGCGGACCAGCACCATCGACTCAAGAGCTCGATCCCAGTTGATGCGTTTCATGTTTGCTTCCTTGCGAGTTTGAAAGTGCCACCCATTTTGCGGCTGTCGGCGGGCTGGGTGGCCCCACCTTGTGCGTTGGTTAGCGGTAGTAGGTCACTCGGTTGCCGACCGCGTTGATCGTGCGGCGGGTGCCGTCAGCGAAGACCTGAAACAGAAGCGTGGAGCCCTTGACGCCCTCAATGATGCACTGGCGGATGATGCCAAGTTCGCGGGCGACGTTCACGCCAACGCCGAGCTCCTCAGCAACCTTGTACGTCCGATTGTTGAGCGTGATCGTTTCCATCTTTTCGTCTCACAGTTCTCGGCCGCGAGTCTCAATCGCTCGCATGGCCCTATTGTAGCGTCGGCGTTAGAACTAGCAAGGGGTGAGAAATTATTTTTTTCGACCCGGTTTTTCCCGTGAAAATCGCTAGTTTCGGGAAAACTTGCCAGGACGGCCGCCGGTCCCCCGGTCCCGCTTGGCGAATCGGAGCACCTCGGCCTCGTCAAAAACGAGGGCGGTAGGGGCGGCGTGCCACGAGTCCAGGCCGCCTTTGTCGCCCCCGAGCAGGGCCAGCTGGCGCACCCTCCCCATCGAGACGTTGAGGATCTTCGCCGCCTCGGCTGTGGAAATCAGCTTTTTCCCGGTCGGGAGTGCCACGGTAATCATGCCCTTCAATACTAACGCCGTGGCAAGCGGTGTCAAAGGGGCGCGATCCGGTTGCCAGCATCGCCTTTCCCGCCCGATAATCGGGCGGTGAACAAGGCATCCAGCGGAGGGCACTCCCGCTGAAGTTTTGTATACTAGTGACCGAAGGACCACGGAAAGCGAAAGGAAAGGCCATGAAACTGCGAGAGTTCCTGCACGAAAGATATGCGATCCTCCACAATTTGAAAGCCCGCAGCGTCGAGCTCTACACGTTCTCGATCGACCGCTTCGGCGACTTCCTCGAACGCGAGCCGGAACTGTCTGACTTAGAGGATCTGACGGTATCCAAGTTCCTGCGGTGGCGGGCGGTCACGCCACACAAGGGCAAGATCGCACGCCCGGCATCCGTGGCAAAGGACAAGTGCCAACTGCTCGGGCTGTGGAACGCAGCCGCACGCAAGCGGCTGGTGGAGCACTTCCCCGATCTGGCCCGCAATATCGTCCGCGTTCCCCACCGACCGCCCCAGGCGTACACGGTGGAAGAAATCAGCCGCATGGTGCGGGTGGCCAAGACCCGGCAGGGGATGGTCGGCCCGGTCCCGGCCGCGTGGGTTTGGCCGACGCTTTTGATGTCGTGCTACTTCACCGGGGAGCGCATCGGCAGCCACCTCGAAGTGCGCTGGCAGCAGATCGACTCCACCCGCCGCACGGTCACGTTTCTCTCGGAACACCGCAAGGGGCTCGGGCGCACGATTACGCGGGCGATCACGCCGCAACTGGTTCAGATGCTCGACGCGGCCCGTCGCGGTCCTGACGAGCTTGTATGGCCTTGGCTGGAACACCGCGAAATCGGCTCGCTGTGGCCACGGATTCGGGACATATGCCTAGCGGCAGGCGTAACGCCGAAGGGCTTCCACGCCATCCGCAAGGCGGCCGGTTCCTATGTCAAAGCTGCTGGCGGCGATGCCACGGAGTTCCTGACGCACGCGGACGGGCGAACGACCAAGGACCACTACCTCGACCCGAAGATCGTGGGCGAGGCGTCGGCCTTGGATTTCCTGCCGCCGCTCGACATCAACTGAACCGGGCTGACGGGGAGGCGGCAGGGAAAGGAAGGAAAACCTGCCGCCTCAACCCGCCGCCCGGCTCATTGTTCGGCTGGTCGCTGGATGTTCTCTCGGCTCGCCAGCATCGCCAGCAGCCGCTCGCGTTCTTCGAGCAGGCGGCCGATCATCCTGGCCGCCGTGCCGTTGCTCGCCGTCCACGAATTGGAAGGCCCGTGGCGGCCCACCCAGAGCCACGCTTCTTGGGCCTCGTTTTCGCTGTAGGGCACGCGGGGATTCACTCGACGCTCGCTTCCATCTTGATGAGGCAGATGAGCGCCCAGTTCGCCGCATCCAGCAGGGCGTTCGTGGGATCGACAGGCTGCCCCTGGGCGTACTTCTGCATCCGCACGACGCAATCGCTCAGATCGCAGAGAGCCCGACGCCACGGCTCCACGCCGCACTTTGCCGACGCGGTGACGTTCTCGAAGGCATCCTCGGCACCACCGTATTGCGCCGTCTTCTCGTAGTGCAAAGCCCGCAGCCGATCCAAGGCGTCGAGCCACTCGGGGCTGCCAGACGCATTCTGTCCACGCATCACGCCATCACCATTGAGTCGGTCGGCCACAGTAATCATCCCTTTCTGTTCCCTTCGCTGACGTGCATTGATCGCAGCCCGCCATCGGGGCTGTAGAGGAATGTTTCGCATGCTTGTCTAGCCCCAAGGAATCCGTTGGCTGAGTGCCAATCGTCGGGCGGGCAGATCGTCGGGGCCGTCCGCACGATCACGCCGTCGAGCGTGTCCAGCGGCTTGTTGTGCTCGGCCGCCTGGTGGTGCAAGTGGCCCGTGTGCCACTCGCGATAGGTGCTGCGGCTCCACGCCTCGCGTTGCTCAAGGGCCATGATCTGCGGGAGTTTGCGTTTTGCCTTGTGCCCGTGCGTGAACCCGAGCAGGTTGCGCCCGTGCGTGAGGTATTGCCGCGAGAGGAAGTCGGGCTTGATCGTCACCGCCTTCGAGCCACGGAACCGCTCCACGAGAATCCGCTGAAAGGCCCACGTCAGCACCTCGTCGTGGTTGCCGTTGACGATCACCACGTCGGTGGGGGCCGAGGCCGCCGACCGCTCGACGATGCCGAGCAGCGAGTCGCACCCCACCTGAATCATCTTCTGCAGCCGCCCGTCCCGCTCCAGCGGCGTGCCGCCGGTTGTCGTGCCGCTCGGCGTGTCGTAGTGGAAGAGGTCGCCCAGGAACGCGATCGTGCGGCGAGTGGGCTTGTGGGCATCACCCACTGCCACCAGTTCGGCCCCGGCTTTGCCCACGAGCTGCTCGGCCAGGTCGAGGTCGTAGTCGCTGCCGCCCGTCGTCTTGCTCCACGAGTAAGCCCCGAAGTGCGTGTCCGAAACGACGAGCACCTGCCAAAGGCCGTCTGCCTTGGGTGCCTTGACGGGTTTGGTCAAGGGCTTGCGGAGCGTCTTCTTCGCGGCGTCGATCATCGCCTCGACCACTTCGATGGTGGTCGGCCCGCCCTTGGGCTTGAGTCGCACGAAGACCCGGTGTAGTTCGATGGTGCCGCCGTCGCCGTCGCCGCACTCCCATTTAGTCGCCTCGCTGGCTGCGACCTCGAAGCGGGCCATGTCGGCTTCGATGTGGCGAAGCAGATCCTCCACCGTCTTGATGCGGCGGCTCGTGGATCGGGCCTCGAGCGAATCGCCGTCCTGCCGCTGCGTCACCTGCTCGGCATCGGCGGCAGGCTTCGCGGGCGGGAGCTTCGATGCCACGGAAGCCGCTAGCGTTTTCCGTTTAGCCACTGAATCACCCCTTGGAGTCCGCTCGTTTTCCAGCCGCGCTCGCGTGCGGCTTCGATGATCGCACGGGCGAATGCTGTCTTCTGGTGCGTCGCGTGATCGAACGAAGCCCGCACCGCTTCCAGTTCCGCCTGGGCCTCGGCGGGCAGACGCTCGAACCACGTCCCGAATCCAGGGCTGCGGTTGCGCGTCCGAGCCAGCACGTCATCGAGCAGGCTTGTCGGCTTTCTTGCCACGGGGCTTCCCTTTCGGCTTGGGCTTCGCGGAACGCCGCAGGACCATGTTGCCGTCGTCGTCCAAGGTGAACGGCGGCGAGGCGTCGTCGTCCTCGTAGTCGAGCTCGGCGAGGTTAGGCGTCTTCGCCTTGGGCGGCTTGCGGGGCATCGGCTGCGTCCCTTTCGCCGCTCACCCTAGCCGGGGCGTCAAGCGTCAGCCGGGGCCGGTCACGAAACATTCCACTTGGCAGCTAGGCTCGCCCGTATCTCAGAAACCTCAGTAGACGAAAGCGCGCGGTCGAAGATCGCCAGCTCGCCAAGGTCGCCGTTCAGTCCACCGTACGCGAAGTTGCCCTGGGAATCGTCAAGCGCTTTCACTGAGCCAACCGACAGCACGGAAGAGGCGGTTGTCTGCGCGTTGCTCGCTGAAAATGTTCCGGCGCTAGTCGAAGCAAACGAATAGGAGTTGCCTGACTTTACAACGCTGACGACATACCACTGCGCAGGCAATGACCCTCTTATTACCACGTTCGCGGACGGTCGCGCCCATATCTGTAGGTTGTTTTCAAGGTAAACACTAACGAAACCTGGGCTGAAAGTTCCCCAACCCCAAGCGGCAGCGTAAGGAGAAGTTGGCTTAAACACAAAAAACATACTGAAGTCCGCGTTCCCGATGATGGGGAACTGCGCCGCCGTATCAAGTCGCGTGCCACCTAAAAAGCGAACGACAGGCAGGCCATTCTGCACGGCCGTGCGGTACTTTGCGGCAGTGCCTAGCGACTGGATTAGATGGAATCCATTACCGCTCTTGTCCTCCCAACGCTGGACCGATGAATCGTCCGACGTTACTGCCGAGCCGCCAGAGGTGGCGTCAAACAATCCAGAGGAGGCGTCGTACCAAGCCTTCAGGTTTGGAGTAGAGGCAAGCGACGCCGTTCCAGGCGTCACGCTGCTCGTCGCCGACGAGTACGGCCCTGTGCCAGCCCCGTTGATCGCCGCCACGCGGAATACGTAGGCCGTGCCGTTGGTCAGCCCCGTGACGGTCGCCGAGGTCGTTGTCGAAGTGCCATCGGAGAACGTCGTCCACGAGGTGCCGCTGTTGCTGGAGAACTGCACGGCGTAATCGGTGATTGCGTACCCGCCGTTGTCCACGGGGGCGGTCCACGAAACGGTCGCCTGCTCGTTGCCAGCGGTCGCGGAAACGCTCGTCGGCGCACCGAGCGGTGTCCAAGTGGCAATCGCCGTTCGCCGCCAGCCAGAGGCGGATTTGACGTAGAGGAACGAGGCGTCGTATGCGATGTCGCCGTTCGTGCCGCTCGCCGAGGGCGACATCGGCACGGGCTGCCACGACACGCCTGCACTGCCGGTTTGGCCCTGCGGAATGGTGAAGTCTAAGACGACTGCCGATGAAGTGCCGCTATTCGTGACGCTCGCGGACGAGCCAGCCGCGCCGGTGGTCACCGTGCCGATAGCAATCGTCGCCGGGCCTTGCGGACCCTGCGGCCCCGTGATCGCCGATAACGCCACGAGGTCGGTCCATGCCGCGTCGCCGACGTAGCGCCACTGAACGTGCGTGGCCGTGACCTGAAGCTGCACTTCGCGGCCGTTGGTGCCGTTGCTTCCGTTGGTTCCGTTGGTCCCGTTCGTGCCAGCCGCCCCGGTGTCGCCTCGCGGAATCGTGAAGTTGAAGACCGCCGCCGAACTGTTCCCGGCATTGGTCACGCTCGCATTGGAGCCCGCTGCCCCGGTCGTGACAGTCCCGACAGATACCGTCGCCGCTGCGCCAGCCGGTCCCGTTGCTCCTGTGTTGCCGGTTGCGCCAACATCGCCTCGTGGAATCGTGAGCGAAAGCGTCTGGTTCGGAGCGGTGCCTGTGATGGTCGCGGATGCGTTGCTTCCGGCCGCCCCGGTCGTCACCGTGCCAACCGTCAGGCTATTCGCAGGCCCAGCCGGGCCGACGCTACCCGTTGCGCCAGTGCTGCCCGTGGCTCCTGTCTGGCCGGTGTCGCCGCGCGGGATGGTCAGCGAAAGCGTCTGATTGGGTGCCGTCCCGGTCAGCGTTGCGGAGGCGTTTGACCCCGCCGCGCCGGTGGTCACCGTGCCAATGGCGAGCGTGGTCGCTGGCCCCGTGTCGCCCTTCGGCCCGCGATCCCCGCCCATCTGCGTGACTGTGACTGCGGCAGTGCCTCCTGTCACGTCAACCGTGACAGGGCTTCCGCCGCTCGCGCTTACGGTGATGTCGTCGCTCATGGCGTGGTCGGCGTCACGGTGCCAGAGAGATAGGTACGGGTCACGCCGCCGGGCGAGACGCCGCGAAAGAACCAGCGATACAACTTCGTCACGTCGAGCGCGAGCGTCTGCGTCTCGGTCAGCGAGATGATGTATTGAGCGTTCGCGGCACTCACGGTCTCAATCGCAAACGTGGCGGCGGTGGTGCCCTGGTTGAACGTGCCTGTGGCCGCGCCGATGCCAGCGGTGGCAGTGGCCTGCGTCGCCTCAAACACAATGGCCGTCCACGTGTAGCCGGTGCCGTCGAAGGACAGATCGACGTTCATATTGAACTCGTCGCCGCGAACGAAGGCGAGGTTCAATTCTGCCGGTAGGACGCTGTATTGGCTCATAGTTTCAGCCTAACGGTGGTTGCGAGAGGCTTGCAGATGAGGCCCGGCGGGCGTTGGCGATAGCCCGCCTCACAAGCATCCGCCCAGCGGCGTCGAGGAACGGCAGGCCGCGTGCCTTCGCTTCCTCTCGCATCACCGCCACCACCTCCTCGATCCGTTCGGGCTTGCTGCACTCGTCTGGCCCCCAAGCGTCCATCTCGGCGGCCTTGGCCCGGCAGGCGCAGGTGGGCGTGGGCTCGATGCCGAAGCGTTTCAAGAGCTTGGAGAGTTCGGTGCCGGGGCCGGAGGATGGGTGTGGTGGTGGCGGCAGCCACGACTTGCCCGGCCATCTCGGCACGCTGCACATGCGATAGATGTTTGCTTTTTCTGCCGCTCGCCCGCACCGGACACAAGTGAGCGTGCCGCTGTCGATTTCGCAAACAAAGTTCACTGGCTACCTCTAGTTGTGCGCCGTAAGAGTCACGTCGCCAAACGCGCCAGCGGTCGGCAAATAAACTGCTTTCGCAAGCACTAGCGGCTGGCGGTTTTCTGAGCAAAAAGACGGCCACGACGCGGCTACATTTTGTGGAGAAAAAAACTGGCCGTAAGTCACTGTGAATGGCGGGCGAGTTGCCCTTGGGTAGTCTTCGTCCCTAATCGCGGCAATGCAGAGATTAGAAACGAACCCAGTGCAACCAACTCCAACAGAGACATACAAGCCATTTCCTTCTAAAATTGTTTGCGAGTTGACAGGCGTTGCGCCTTGGCAACATCCAGGGCTTCCATCTGGAAGCGTTCCAAGATCGGTGAAGAAGCCGCCTCCTGAAAAAAAGAAAAATCCACCAACAGAAGATTGCAAAGAACACGCTGGCTCAAACGCCGGGGTGTAGGGCATCTCAATGGGAGACTGCGTGAGTTTTTGTTTTATTTTCTCGTAGCACTGCGTAAACGAGTCGCCTGGATGCGATTGAGTGTTGGCAAAATTGGAGGTGCAAGACATCCCTGGCGGAATTGGGTCAAAATTACTGAATGCAATCGTTATTTTTTTGGGAAACTTGGGGCAGGACAGCCCGCACGGTTGTGTGCAGACGCAGCCTTGCGGGCATGGGTCGCAAGCGTTTGCGACAACGCTCGGCTGGCCAGGACAAGCGTGCACAGTTGGCTGTTCGCACGTCTGCCCCGCCTTAAACGTCCCGCCATTCTGCTGGCACTCGCACGAACCGACGCTCGTGCAGGTCGTGCCTTGGCAGCACACGCCGTTCGTGCCTTCGCAGCAACAACAGGCCATCGCTACACCCCGTAGGCAACAGAACTGACAGACGCCGTATACGCTGTGCTGAAAATCGACACAGAGCAATTCGCAGTATTTAGGCTGCCGTTGATGGCAAAGCCAGAAACGACGCTCACGGGGTTGACGGCGACCCGAACGTCAACCAAATACCACGCCGTGCCGTCCTTCGCGACCGCACACGCTCTGTTACCGGCAGCCGTGTTCGTGACCGGGAAGAACTGATTCATCGCCGCCAACGTGGCCGTCGAACCTTGCAGCGTCACGGTCTTTATGCTGCCAATCGACCATGCCCCGGTGAACGTGGCCATGCGAAAGACCTTGCGATTCTGAGCCACCACCGGCATCTGCTCAAACACCAGCGGGCTCGCCGGGCGCGGGGCCGTCTCCACGGCTCGCACCGCATTGGCGATCCGCTCCGCAGACTCATACGTGAATTGAACGGGCCGGGGATCGCTCACGGGGTGGTTCCGAAGACAGCTTGCAGTGAAGCCTCTGGATTCACGCGACGAATCAAGATCTCTGGGTAGCCGGTGGGCGACGGCCCGCCGCTGCCGTCAAGCCCGATGGGGTTCGGGCTCGGCACCCATTCCGAGTTTTCAAAATCAAACACCATGGCTCTTCTTTTCTGCCCGCTCGCAATGAAGTTCCAGCCCACGTCGGGCAGTTGCAACGCCCATCCGCTCTGGCGATAGAGAAGCTCGGCCGTCGCACGATAGAACTTCACGACGCCGCCGCCCCACTCTTCCATCTCTAGCGAGACGTTGACGCTGTTTACCTTGATCGTGCCAGCCTCGCAGCCGAAGTACGCCGCGTTGTTGACGTGATTCATCACGCTAAACCATCCGGTCGGCCAACTGGCAAAGTTTTTCGTCACCTTCATCGACACCATCGACTCGTCGGTGGTCAGGCCAGGGAAGAAGTCATAGGCGGAGTTGGTCAGCGGGTACGCGGTGCCGCCGTCGAAAAAGAACAGCGCAGGCACTTGTCCGCTGCGAGCCTCGGCACCCCACACCGCCGGGCGCGCTGTTGGAGACAACATGTCTTCTTCGGTCACTGCCCCGTACTCTGCGATCACCTCGATGTGGTACGGCGAGCCCTCAAAGCCCTCATTCATCGAGACTTTGCGGAGTTTGAAATCCCCGAATGACGGGTGCGCCGCTCCATACGCCGTGCCAGACGTGGCGGCCAGAACGGAACCCTCTGCGGTTGGATTGCCCACCGTCGTGTCATCGGACAACACGCACACCCAGCGGCGACGCGCAATCGGAAACTTCTTGATCTCCTGCTCAAACGTTCGGCCGAGCTCTTTGACGGAAACAATGCCCATGCGTCACCCCATGCGAGCCCCGCCGACAATCGCGACGGGAGAATTAAAGTAGTTGGCCGCCGCCTGCGTGATGCCAGCCGCGATCCGGTTGAGTTGTTTTGTTTGTAGGCGGGCTTCGATCAACGCCGGGTCTTGGGCCTGCTCAAATACGCTCTGCACCAGCGATTGCCCCTCGGCTGTGCGGAAGTCGGCGGTCTGCACTGCGGCGTTCGTCGGCCGCGAAAGTTCTTGGAACCGCCGCACGCGATCGGCCTGCTGTGCGGCAAACTGTGCGGTCTGAGCCAGAGCCGCGTTCGCCCCTGCGTAAGCGTTTTGGATGCCCGACAGGAACAGGTCGTTATTTCGAGCGATGAGTGATTGAAACTGCTGGGCGGGCGTGTTGCCTTGCTGAATCTGCCGCAACTGCTGCCGGTTGTTTTGCTCGCGGCCGTTGGCGATCTGCTGCTCGGCACGCTTTGCCTGGTTCAACTGGTTCAAGCGGTTCACGCCAGCGCGGGCGTCGGCAAGGTTGCCGTTCTTGCGGGCGGCCTCGACGGCCTCTCTCTCCTGGGCGATCTGGTCCTCAATCGCCTTGACGTTGAGGGCCGCCTCCTTCTTGCGCTCCTCCAGCCTCGCGGCGGCGTCGAGCTCGGCCCGCTGACGCTCGTCGAGTTGGCCCCGCAGGAAGCCCTCGACACGCTGGGCCGCCGCCTGCCGCTCGTTCGCCACGACCTGCTCTTGCTCGATCCGCTGCTGGAAGAACTCCTGCTGGCGGGCCACCTCAAGCTCAAAGGCTTCCCGGTTGAGGATGCCGTCCTTGACTAGCGCCTTCGCTGCCTCGATGCCAGCGGCGAGATCGGCCGCCGCCGCAGATCCCGCCGCACCAAACTCGTTGGCCTTCTCGATCGCCTGCTGCACGGCATTGTCGGTCTCTTCAAACGCCTTCGCAAAGCCCTGGCCGAAGCCTTGCTCCAGAGCCTGCTGCTGCTCCTTGAGGTTGTCGCGGAGTTCCGTGAGTTGCCCGAGGCGGGCCTGGGCGTCAGCATCGGTCGCCTGCCGCACGACCTCAATCTTTCGCTCAACTGCCGCGAGGTCGTCTTGGAGTTTGCTGGAAGCGTCGCTGGTCTTGAGCAGGCTTTCGATCCGCTTGTCGTCGGCCGTGGCTTGCTGCGCGGCGGCGTCTGCGGCCTCTTGCCGTAGCGTCAGTTCCTTGGTGAGTTCGGCGTTCACGTTCTCCATGAAGCCGTCCATGATCTTGATCTGGTCGGCCGTCAGCCCGCCCTCGGCCGCCATCCGCTGGAAGGTGTCCAGCGTCTCCACGGACTGCCGCAGGAACTCCGAGCCGCCATCAGTGGCCGTGGTGAGGAACTGCTTCAGCCGCTCTTCGGTCGTCTCGAGGTTGGTGGCCACCTTGATCTCGGGCTGTTGGCTGGCCTCCACCTGCTCGCGGAACTTTTGGACGTAGGCCGTGGCGGCACCCTTGCCGCGCTCGGCCGCCGAGGTCTCGCCCTCGCCCAGGCCCACCGCATTGAGGCCCGCCTGGAAGGAGTTGGCCCCGGCTTCGAGGAACTCATTCTGATTCTTCGCCATCGCGGCCGAGGCTTCATTGGCGAGGTCGGCCCCGAACTGGGCGAGATCGTCCGACACCCACGCGCCAACCTCTTCGAGCAGTTTGCCGATGGCCAGCATGATGCCATTGCCGACCGTCTCAAAAAGATTGAAGACCATCCGCAGCGATTCAGTCACTGCCGTGAAGGCGTTGGCAACGAACTGGAAAACGGCGCTGGCCTCGTCAATCGACGCCGTAAACCCGCTGAAGTTGCCCACGAACTGGTCAAACACGCCCGCGAAGATCTCAGCCCCTTGCAAGAGCACGTCCGTGATCGCGTTGGCAATCCCCGTGCCGCCTTCGCCCTGCGCACCGCTCCACTCCTCCACGAATCGCAGGAACTGGTTTGTCACGTCCGTGACCGCCGGAGCGAGGTTGCCGACCACCTGCCCGATGATGCCGTTGATGGTGGCACTCACCAGGTCAAAGGCATCGTTCATATCCGCCACGTTGTTGATCTGCGTCTCGCTGACGATGATGCCAAGCCGCTCGGCCCTCGCCCGAAGCTCTTCGATGCTGGCCGCCCCTTCGCGGAACAGCGGAGCCAGGGCCGCGCCCTGCTTGCCGAACACCTGCACGGCCACTGCCGCCCGCTCGGCCACCGTTGGCAACTGGGCAATGGCATCCCCGATCACGGAGAACTGCTGCTCAGGGGCAAGCATCCGCAACTCGGCCACGCTCAGGTTGATGCCACGCAGCGCCTTGTCCATCGCATCGCCAGGCGTCGCCTTGCCAATGTTCACGGCCAACTTCTGGACCGCCACGCCGAAGGCTTCCGTGTCCACGCCCGCCATCTTTGCGGCGAGGGCATAGCCTTGGAGCGACTCCACGCCGATGCCCGTGCGGGCCGAGAGATCATTCAGCGAGTCGAGCGAGGAGCTGACGTTACCCGCCATCGTCAGCACGTTCTGAGCCGCGCTCGTAAACGCACTGCCGAGAGCCTGAAACGTGTCCACGAGCACGCGGCCGATCTCGATCGTGCTCAGGGTGCTCACGCCCTTGTTGAGCTTGTCGAGTTGCTGGGTGGTCTTATCGGCCTCGCCAGTGAACCGTTGCAGGCTCTTCTGGTTCTGATCGACGATCTTCTGGAGCAGTTGCAGTGCCTTGTCGGCGTCGGACAGCCCCTTGGTCATGCCAGAGGCGTTCGCCGTCATCTGCATGCCAACGCCGATTACTGTCGCCATTGCTCACCCGCTGTTGAAAATCTGCTGCAACTGCTTGATCTGATCCACCATCTGCTGCTGATGCTGCGGTGGTTTTTCGATTGGCACGAAGTCTTCCGCACGCGGTGCCTTGCCCCTGGCGGAATACGGGGCGAGCACCGCGCTCGCCAGCAATCCCGTTTCCCGCCACGAATCCGGCAACGCCTCGAAATACCTCGTGTAAGCCAACCACTCCGCGAACTCGACGGCCGACATGCGCCGCTCGAGCTCGCCCACCGTCATCTTCAAATGACCCGCCAAACGAAACAGAAACCTGCGCGTCGGGCGGATGCTTAGTTTTTTGCCAGTTCCTCCACGTCCTTGTCCGTGATCGCGTTGTGGGCGGCGGCCTTGTCGAACAACCGGCTCACCACCTTCGCGCTCTTCGCCGCCAGCTTCTCGATCTGCTCGTCGTTGAACAGCCGCTGGCCAGCCTGGTCGCAAAGGCAGCGGGCCAGGAACTTGGCGCGGAAGTTGTCCACGCCAACTTCCTTCTTCCCGACCCATTCCTTCTGGTAGGCGTCGAGCTCGCCCACAGTCATCACGCGGATGTAGACCTCGCCGCCCCACTCCTTCACGTTCACCTTGAGAAGGCCAAGGTCGTCCGCTGCCAGGATCTGTTCTGCCGTCAGTGCCATGCGTGTGTCCTCATTCAGGCGTGATTCTGAACGTCACCGCGTACCGTGCGATGTCGTTGACCCGGCCCGAGAGTTGCACCCGCTCGCAGATCGCCTTGGTGGAGAAGGTGAGCCCACCACCAGAGATGGCGAGCGTGGCCTTCCTGCCGTACTGGGCCTGCGAGACGTTGGCACTGCTCAGGCACACAATCTCTATAGTGCCTGCGTCAAGCGCCCAAGTGCTGCCACGCGCGAGCGGCAGGCCGCCGCCCGCGTTGATCTTGATCTCCACGACCTCGCCAAAGCTCGCGGAGTTCCACGAAGCCGTAACGCCCGCGCACTGTGTTGCCATGACGGGCCTCCGTCAGGCTTAGTAGCGGGCAACCTTGAAGGTCACCTGGCCCCGCACGGCGTCGTTCGTGGCGAACGTCAGCGTGGACGAAGAGACGGTCGCGGCGGCACTGATCGCCGCTGAACCGCCGACCGTCAGCACCAGCGTGCCGGTCGAAGCGTCCTTGATGATGTTCGTGCCGAGGTAATCGACCACGACCTCGCGGCCGGTGTCGGTCGCCGAGCCCTGGAGCGGGCGCTGGATGGTGCGGACGCTGTTGCCGGTGGTCAGGCCGAGGTGCGACACGTCAATGGTGTCGTCGGCGGCCGGGTCCGTGTTGCTGACGACGATGTTCGTGACGGTGAACGCGTTACCAGCGAACGAAAACGTGGTGCCCGTTCCATCATGCGGCGTTGCTGACATCTGCTAAGTCTCCTGCCAGAGGACGTTGAAGGTCTGAGTTACTTGGTACACCGGCGGAAGGTCGCCGCCTGCCAGCTGCACGAAGTCGTCGGATTCCTGCTCCAGCGACACATGCTTCACTTCTGTATTGTTCAGAGTGCCCCCGTAGCCATCCAGAACCAGACGCACGCGGTCGGCCAGTTCCCGCACGTCCTCGTAGGTGGTGGCGAAAGACTGCATTTCTACGCTTACGTTTGGCACGCCCATCGGCCCGGCCAGCGTGTGCTCCCGGCTGATGCCCGAGCGACGCCAGATAACAAACGGCAATGCCGCCGTCTTCGGGGCCAGGAGCGGGAAGACGCGGCTGCCCACGATGGACGACGTGACGGTGTTCGTCACGAGAACGCTGCGGAGAACGGCTTCGGGGGATTTCATGTGATGAGCCCTCTTGCTACGCGGCCCTTGACCTCGTTCAGTGCCTTCTCAAGCCTGGTGGCCAGTTCCTGCTGGAGCAGGCTTCGCATCGCTGGCTGGGCCTGGTTGAAGGCTGTCTTCACCGGCGGCACGCCTGTGCGTCCACCGACCGGCATCTTTCCGAGCTTCACGACCTCACCATCGGCGGCCCGCTTGAAGAACGCCTTTGGATACTTGGGGTTCGTCTGCACCTTCAGCCTGGAGCGATAGCGGGCGGCGTAGCGGTCGCCTGCCGCACTGAAGAGGTTCTTTGGCGGCTTGCCGAGTTTTCGCGGCCGGGCGATGGTGAACTGCCCGCGCTGCTTGAAGCTCGACGCCACCGGCCCCTTGGTCTTTCGCTCTTTGGTGCCGAACTCCAGAAAGCCCTGGTGGTATCCCTTACTGCCACCGCCAATCTCGTAGCCGACGAGGCCCACGGCGTTGCCGTTTTTGGCGTACACCTTGATCTTCGTTTTGATGCTTTTCCGCAGGTTGCCGGTCGGCCCCTTCGGCGTGCTCTTACGCAGGGCGGCCTGCCCAGGTGCCATCGCCTTGCGAAGAGCGGCACCGAGGTGCTTAGCGGCGATGTTCTTCGGCAACGTCTTGAACTGCTCGCGGAGCTCCGTGAGTTCTGGAAACTCCATGCCGAGTTCAAGCGAGCCGCTGGCCTGTGCCATTTACTGCTGCTCCTGGCAAATGGCCTCGTGCTCGCTGCGGTTGCCGTGCTCGAGCAGGCTGACGATCTCCAGCGTGCGGCCACGCCATGCGAACCGCATCTGCTGGGTGAGGCCCGGCAGATACCGCAGCCGCAGGCGGTGAGTGACGCTCGTTTCCTGCTGCCCGGCAATCAACGCTTCGCGAGCACTCACGCCTTCCACGCTCGCCCACACGGCCGAGGAATCGCTCCACGCCAGCACCGTCTCGCCCAGGGCATTGGTCGTGCCGCTGGCGATCTGCACGGTAACGCGCTCGCGGAGCTTGCCGGGGTCGATCATCGGTAGGAGCCCCATCGCTGCGAGTCGAGAAGCGACTTCACGCCGAACGGGATTTCATCGCCGCCCATGGAGTCGGCCGCCATGCGACGCTCGAACCACAGGCCCACGAGCATCAGGATCGCGTGGCGGATCGCAGCAGGCACGTCGGTGCCGCTCGCCCCGTAGCCAGCCCACCACGTCACGGCATGCGCACCGGCGTCGATCCGGTGCGGCGGCCAGGTGCCCGCATAGATCGGCAGCACGGTGCCCGGCGTCGATTGGCGGTCCACGCGGAACTGCTCGACGGCGTAGGTGCCGGTTGTGCCGTTGTCAGTCGTGAAGGTGAGCGACACAGCCGTGGCCGTGCCAGCGACTGCCATCGGCGGCCGGGGCAACTCAATCGCCTCGATGCCCGACGTGGGGAATCGGTCGAAACGCATCACCCACTGCGTGTAGACCAGCGTGCGATCCAGGTACTGCTCGCACCACTCGCGGGCCGCCGTGATGAGCGAGGCCACATAGGCGTCGTCTGCGTTGCCGTCGATGCGGCAATGGGCCTTCGCCTCGGAGAGCGTCACGGGCTCCACGGCGGGGGGCGTCTGGCGGCTGAGGCTGCGGTACTTCACTTCTTGCGTCTCCGCTTGGGCGTGGCGTCGGCCGTCTCCACGTCGTGCTCGACGGCGGCCGTCTCGATCAACTCCTGCTGCCGGTCCTCCACCGCGAACCGCTTGGCGATCAGTTCCGCCGCCAGCCCGCCGGGGATCTCCACGACCTGGCCTGGGCGGTAGGAGCGGAACGATCGCAGCATCCTTAGTTTCTTCATTGGGGCACGCTCCATGCAGTTTCGGGCTTCTTCCCGCCGTTGGTGAATTCAGTCGTCCATTGAAAGACCGGCTTGCCGAGGTTCTGCCCCGGCCACGTCACGACATACTCGCCGTGGCCCAGGACCACGCGCGGCGTGATGAAGACTCGGTTGCCGCTCTCCCGCCAGTTCCGCCAAAACCAGATGTCATCATCCACGCGGCCGTCGTTCCACGAGCCATCCGGTCCGGGCTTCGACCAGAACCAGGGCTTCTTGCACCGCTTGAGGGCCGCCGTGCTGATGACCGTCAGCCCGAAGTGAGCCGTGTCCACCTCCTGCACGGGCTCCGCAAACCACGACGCAGGCAGGGTGGTCTTGCCGTCCTCGGGCGGGTTGTCGAGCGTGCCGGGCAGCGTGAGCATCGGGCGGCCGTCTTCCCGCTTTGTCTGCAATCCCGTCAGCGCGTCGCACTGAAACGTCATTGCCATCGCAAAGAGATGCTCCACGTCTTCCTTCGTAAAGAAGGTGTCATAGTCGATGGTCAGCAGATATTCCGCCTTGTCGATGAACTGCTCCATCACGCGGGTGTTCACTTGGCTCCAGAACGCACCCGTGCCCATCGTGGGGCGAATCCCCAGCGGCATGAGTGCCTGAGCCCATGCGAAGTGATTGGCCGTAAACGACAGCCGTGGCATCGACAGCACGGCCTCAACGCGAACGTCGGCTTCGGTGCCCCCAACCTTGACGATCATGTGCTACCTCAAAAAGAGAGCGGGCCGCCCCGTAGTGGAGCGGCCCGCCCAGTTTGCACATCACGTCAAGCCGTCAGGCTCACGCACCAACGAGGCCGATGACCGGACCGGCGACGGTCGAGGTGCCCAGGTTCGGATGCGCGATTGCAACCCTGGCCACCGCGCGAATCACGGTCTGGTCGCTGAGGAAGTTCACCTGATCGCTGGAGGCGATCTCGATGCCCTGCCGCACGCCGTAGTAGGAGCTGTTGGCCATGTTGCCGTACAGCGCCATCACCACGCCCGTCGAATCCGCACCGCTCGGGAGCCGGTCGGTGAGAACCACCGGGCTGCCGAGGAACGTCAGGCCCATGCCCTGCGACAGGCCGACCGAGCCGCCCTGGTTCAGATCGAGAGCCTGCATGCAGGTCGCGAAGAAGAACGGCGAGCAGAACCACTTGGCACCCTGCCGCGAGTGCTGCGGCACGGCCGCCATCATCGCGAGCAAGTTCGCCTTGGTCACCTCGTCTGGGGTGTCACCGGCAGCGGTCACGAGCGACGCCGCGTAGGTAGCACCCGAGGAGGCCAGGAGGCCGCCCGTGTGGCTGGTCACGAGACCGGCCACGCCAGGAGCGCTCGCCGGGTTGCCGCTCCACGCAGCCGCCTCGACGGCGTTGGCGAGCGACAGGCCGAGCTCCGTGGCGATGAAGTCGGCGATCGACACGATGGAGTCCTGAAGCAGTTCGCTCGCGACAACCACCGCGCCCGTCACCTTCTTCGCCGTCAGCGAGACCTGATTCATGGTCGGGTCGCTGGCAGTGATCGCCGTGTTCTCGTCGATCCAGTAGGCCGTCGTGCCGCCCGTCCGACGCGGGAACTGGAGCACGTCGCTCGGCATCGTCACGCTGGTGGCGTTCTGGGCGAAAGCGGAGTACTGATCGACGAGCCGGATGACCGTCGAGGAGAGCACGTCAGGCACCACGGCCGAACCGCTGTTCGCCGAGGTCGAACCCATCGCACGGGCCTCGACGCCGTGATCCTGGCACCACCGCTTGGCCTCGGCGTCGCCGCTCTTGGCCTTCAGCCACATGCCCGTCTTGTAGGCATCCTCGACGCTGTTGAACGCACGCAGGCGGCCCGAGAAGGGAACGGCCTCGATGCGAACCTTGGGCTCATCGGCGCGGACCTCGGGGGCGGGCGAGCAACGCTCGACCACCGACCGCAGGCTCTTGGCCGACTCGACGACCTTCTTCTCGAAGTCGATCTTGGCGGTGAGTTCGTCGGCACGCTTGTTGAGGTCGATCAGTTCGACATCGCGAGCGGTCGTGTCTTCGGCCTCGATCGCACGAACGGCGTCGATCCGGTTGGCGAGGGCAGCCGCCTCGTCCTGAAGCTTCTTGAGGTTGTCCACTTGTGGTTCTCCGAGGCGGTATTGCCTAAGAGCCACGATGCCGTCAGCGGGCCGACCTCTTGCAGAACCGCACTTCGGAAAGTGTTGTTTTCACAAACGCCACCGCCCGAGCCCCGCACCGGGGGCAGCGCAGATACCGCTGCCGCTCGTCACCGCAGGGGCGGCTGGAACGGCAACGGAGTTTCTCGCCGCAGGTGCAGCGTGCTTCAGACACGGCGAAGCCTCAGTGCCCACGCCGCAGCGGCGTCACGGACCAGCGAACGCACGGCCCTCTTCACTTCGGGCTCGGCATCGGCGTCGGCTTCGACGGCCGCAGCCTGCTCTGCCAGCCACGCTTCATAGGACCGCCGGGACACCACCGCAGTCGTCGCACTGCCGTAGGCTGGCACGTTCACGGGGCCGACCTCGTAAAGGCCGGAAGCCTCCACGATCTCGCGGATCGCCTTGCCGCCTTCGTCCGTCGTGTAGCGCTCACCCTTCTGGCTCACGGTGAAGGCGAAGGAGCTTCCCGTCAGCAGGCGAGCCCGCACCAGGGCGAGAACGTCACGGCCCGCCGAGGTATCCGGCGGCTCGACGACATACGAGATGCCACGCTCGTCGGCGATGATCTCAAGCGTTCCGGCCGACTCGCGGCCCAGCAGCATGTCGCTGTTGTGGTTGTAGTAGCTCAGGATCTCGCCCTTACCCCGCTGACGGTTCAGCACCTTGTCGAAGGCACCGGGCAGGATTCGCTCGCGAAAGCCACCGAGGTCGAGGGAGAGCCGGTTGTAGGGCACCGCCAGCCCACGGATCGCCTCGCGCCCGCTGGTGCGCGTCTCGATTTGCAGTTCGCACTCGGGGGCTTCGTCTACGGTCAGGCAGCGGCGTTCAATTTCCATCGGTGGAATCCTCCTGTTCGGCTTCATCCTCGGCGTCGTCGGCCGGGCTGTCTTCCTCATCGACGGGCGGCGCTGGCATCGGCTCCGGTGCCGGTTGCTCCTGGCCAACCTTGTCGAGCGTGGTCATGTTG